TTATAAAATTTCTGCGGTTAAATATTATTTGAAAAATAAAGATAATATTAGAAAAACTTGTAAAATATTTGATTGTAAAAAATCTACATTACAAAGATGGATAAAAAGATACAAAACATCTAAAAATATTACACTAAAAAACCGAACATCTACATCTTATAAAATTACAAAACCACAAGTGAAAACCGCTTTAGAATTACTTAAAAACAACGAACAATTTACGATGAATGAATTGGTAATTGATATGAAAAAGAAATATCCTACATTTGATATTACACCCCAACATTTAGGAGAGGTGATTAGAGACAATAATAAAACAAGAAAAAGAACAAGACACGAACATTTTCCAAAAGAAAGATACAAAAAACCAATAGACAAAGCGACCGAAGTTCGTAAATTTCCAATCAATAAAATTATTTGTTTAGATGAAACAAGTGTTGGTTCTGCGTTAAAACCAACATATAGTAGATGTAATCTTGGTAAGCGTTGTATAATAAAAACAACTAATCAATTTGTATTTCGTAAATTTACATTATTAGTAGCGATAAATAATTCAAAATATGTAGGTAAGGAAATTTATGAAAAAGGGGGTATGACAAAAGAAAGATTATTAGAATTTTTACAAAAATACATATTTCCAAATTATAAAGACCATCTTATTATATTGGATAATGCAGGAAGTCATAATAATGAACTAATAAAGAATGCTATTGCAAAAAGTGGAAATAAATATTTATTTGCAGTTCCTTATACACCTCGTAGCAATTTGCCTATAGAGGCATATTTTAATCAAATAAAAAATACTTTGAAAAAGGATAGAAATGTTAAAAATTATCAACAATTAGAAAAAAATGTAGATAAAGCAATAGAAAAAGTAAAACCTGAAAATTATAGAAATTATTTTGAATATGCCTATAACTTGAAAGAAGGAATGGAATTACAAAGAAAACCATCAACCAGAAGAAGAAAATTAAAAAATTATAAATAATATACTTAAAATTTATTTGTGTATTTTAAGTATATTGACGAATGCGTCTTAAAAGTGAATTATACAAAACAGAACAAGATGAAATTATTAATAAAATTATTAAAATTTTAGATTTAGAAAATAAAAATACATACACACTTTATGAATTAGATAATAATGCTGAAATCCAACAAAAAATAATGTTATTAATACCAGAAATAAGGAAATGGTTTTCATTTAACAATATGAAAGCAGTTGGCGAACCACAAAAAATAAAAAGACCTTGGTTAAGCATTATAAAACAATTATTGAAATCAAAATTTAATATTGTAAGTAAAGATTTTCAATTTACTGAAAAAGGTAAATATATTAGAACGCATATTTATAAATTTTCATATGAACCAAAATGACTATTACAGGATTTACACAATAATCTATAACTTGCGTGTTCGTCGTGAAATATACGGAATTTATTCGCTAATTCTTCATTTTTTATTCTAATTTCATTTACATCGTTTTCATATATTTCAATATTTGATAGTATTATGTTTTCTTCTTTTATAAAATTTGAAAATAATTGTTTATATGGAATAGGGAAATGGTCTGTAGAAATATTACTTGTTTCTATTTTGCAGTTTTCACAAATACCATAAAATAAGTCATCTATTATTATTGTATTGTGAATAAAAAATTGTTTTTTAGAACCTACATGACTTTCATTTCTAAACGCTGTCATTACATCTTCTTCGTAATGTTTATCTCTATCATATTTACCAAATAAGTTCTTTATACATAAAATATATGAAATATCATCTTCCTTTTCATTGTATTTATACTTATAAAATAATGCTAATTTGTTAAAAGGTTTTCTTATTTTCATTATTAAATAATCAATATTTTCAATATTAATATGTTTCGTAGGATGATATTGTAATAACTCTAATAGTTCAATATTATCTACTTTTTCATTTTCATTATATTTTTCAATAATATTTGTAATGTATTTTTTACCATTTGTAAAATTTTTTAACTTATTCTTTAAGTTACAATTCATATAATATTATAATTAAATTATATTTATATAGTTTCGTAAAATAACTTAAAATAAAAGTATTTAGTAATATTATAAAGGATGGAAAAAGAAAAACCACCCGACGACTTTTTCAAAGGAATTAAAATTTCCTTAAAAAGTGTATTGAAACACCCTGATATTAATTTACCGAAAATTACAAATGCGGTTATTAAGTGTAATAAAATTGTTATTCAAACATTAATGTTTATGAAACTATTTTTATTAGACCATTATGAGAAACATAATTCAATGCCAAATATTAATGATGAATTTATAAATTCTTGTATGAAAATTTTATGTAATGAAAAAGCAACTGGAAGACCACCAAAACAAGAAATTAAACAACTCAAAGAAAAACTCACCACATTTTACAATACGGATTTTCAACCACTTATTCAAAATGAAAATTTGGATTATACACATATGAATACGATTTTAAATTATCTTACGATTGATATTCTTACTATGTATGAAAATAATATTAAATTTCATTATGTGGAATATGTTGAAAGATATGTAAATGTAGTATGGAAAAAGAAATTTATTGTAAGCAAAATTAGAAAAATGAATATTACACAAAAAGAAAAGGAACAACGAGTAAGTAATCTTTGTAGTCAATTAAGAAAAATTAAAACCGATTTATTGAATGTTAAAAATACAAACTACAAATCTCATTCTATGTATCATAGTTGGATTAATCAACAAAAACAATTTATTACACCAAATAAAACAAATTACAAAAAACATAATATTGTGTATGACTTAATATGTAGTCCTATGGATTATTATCCTTCTATGATTAAAATGATGAAACAAGTTGAAAAAGAAGAACAAACAATAAGTAATGTTTTTCCTATGAGAAGTGAAGTTATACCAAAACATATAAGATTGGATACAACAACATTAGTTCATTTACTTATGACAAAGAAACAAGGTAATAAAAGTAATTATTTAACAAAAGGAAATCTAAAACGAAAAGAAGATAAAATATGGGAATTCTTTTTTAGAACAGAAAGAAAAATGTTTCATAAAAAGTATTATGAATTTCATCATATGATAGAAACTGATGGCGTAAGTTGTTCTTTGTTATTACTTCGTAAAGATTTAATTGGTAAAAAATTACCTATGATGAAAAAAGGATTATCAACAGAAACATATATTGATGAATTAGCAGATTATACTGAATTACAAAATAAAAAGATTGTAGCAATTGACCCTGGAAAATGCGATTTAATTTATTGTGTTGATGACGATAATAAACAAGCAAATAAATTTAGATATTCACAAGACCAAAGAAGGAAAGAAATCAAGAAAAAAAAGTATTCAAAAATTCAATTGGAATTGAAAAAGGAAAAAATTGATGGAAAAACAATAATAGAATGGGAAACAGAATTATCAAAATTAAATAAAAAAACACTTACTATATCAAAATTCAAGGAATACATACAAAAGAAGAGTGAGATAAACAATATGTTATTTACTTTTTACGAAAAATACATTTTCAGGAAACTACGATTACAAAGTTATAGAAATACAAAGAAAAGCGAACAGAAAATGATTAACCAATTCAAAAAAATATTTGGAAATGAAAAAGAGGTTATTGTTTGTTTTGGTGATTACGAACAAAAAAAACAAATGAAATTCAAAGAACCAACAAAAGGAAAGGGTATGCGAACCTTATTTAGAAAAGCAGGATTTCAAACATATATGGTAGATGAATTTAGAACGAGTTGTATGTGTTCTAAATGTGGCATAGGTATTTGTAAAAAAACGATTGTTAGGGAAAATCCAAAACCATACAGAACAGGAAACATTATCGTTCATGGACTGATTTGTTGTAAAAACGGATGCGGTTATTGGAACAGAGATGTAAATGGTGCTACAAATATTTATAAAATTGCTTATAATGCGATAAATAAGAAAGAAAGACCAAATTATTTATCAAGAAGCAATAATTTATCAACTGGTTTAGACGAACCAGTAAAACCAAAATTTACACGCTCCGCAAAGGGCAAACCTTGTTAATTTTTATGGGATTTTGTCCCATTTTAAATCTTCAAGGGTGTAAATATAGTAATTACGAGTTCAGCAAATTATGATTCATCATTTTATTTATATTTGATAAATTTATCTTTTAGTGATATAATAAATTACCCTATAAGTATCCAGTTACCAAATATAGAAACAGCATTAAATTATTGTGAAAATAATGACAATATAGAATCAGTTTTTATAATAGGTGGGGAACAAATATACAACACTTGTTTTACAAATTCGTATTTATTCAAAAAATGTCTCAAAATATATTGGACAATTATCCCTGGAATATTCGACTGTGACCGTTTTTTTCATCCCCCATTTAACTCTATTGAAGAATTTACACCCGATATATCAAACGAAGGTGTTGAAACAAGTTCAAAGCGTGTTGTATTTATTCGGAATTAGTTTTATTTATTTTATAAATATTCAAAATTAAAAATTGGGTTGATCTGTGAAAATATTTGTGGTTGAAGATAAAAGATTCTCACCGCTTACTAGAGACGACGATTGTATTTTAGTATCTGTTATAACATTAAAGAATTCTTGTATGTTATCGCTAAAATTGAAATAAATATAACTTGCTGTCAAAGAAGATATAAAAATAATCAGAGCATCACGAAATAATATTTTCAACGGTTTAATATCTTTATCAATAAATTTCATTTCTACAAGTTTACTAATACAAAAAAAAACCGTTGTTATAACTGGGATTATCAAAATATTCTTTGAATTGAAAGACATTTAATTATATAATCTATAAAAAAATAATTATATAATACAAACGGGGTTGAAAAGAAATATAGGAATATGTTTTTGTATAATCCACTAAACAATTTCTTCTACATCTAATAATGGAATGGAATCTGTTACCGAGTTATTTTTATCTATTTGGTTGATATCAAAAATATCTATATTTCCTAAATCTACATTATCATCATGTATTTTTATTTTATCATCGATTTCTACATCTTCTTCTTCTTCTTCTAATTTACGTTTAATTGAATTAGACATACTTATTTCTTCTAACCGTTCCAAATTCTTGGGTGCTATTTTTTGACTTTCAATTCCTTTTTCATCTATTGTAAAATCTATATCATTAAACTTCAGTGTTGTAGTAGGTTCTTCTTTATCATCTATATCTTTGATTATAGGAATAACAGGTGGTGGGGGAGACTCATCTGTTGTAGTGGTCTCGGATACTTTTTTACTATTATCTGTATTCAAACCTTTTTCATTCCGAATACTATCATTTTCTTCAGTATTATTAATGACAGGTTCTTCTAAATTTTCTATTATAATTTCTTCTTCATGTTCAACCGATTCATCTAAATAAGCACGAACAATTTGTTCGGTAGGAATACTTTCCCGAATCGTTATTAATATACATTCACGAATAATATTTTCTATTTCACGATTATTTTTTTGTGTTTGGAGCGGCGAAATACCCGACCCATGCTCAAATAAATAAATATTTGTATAAATTTTTCGTGCTACATGTATATAAACGGTATGAATGAAATTATCTAATTTTGGTATTGATATATCTATTTTTTTTTGTTTATTTCCAACACGAACACATGTAAGAACTTTCAATTGAATAATATGAACACAAGTTATCAAATCATTTATATAGTTACAACCACTTTTATTAATTATTCGTTGTACTTCTTCATTGATAATAACAGAATTCCATTGTGGAATTTTTGAGAGTAGATTTTGAAATGTCATTAAATATTTAACAGGTTCATTGTTTTCAATACACATTTTATATGCTTCATTAAAAATAGATTTTACACCCTCATTTATGTGCGGAATTAATATATAAACCAATCGTTCACACCACTCATTACGTGAATCACTAAGTGTTGGTATTAAATAGTCATCCATTTTTTCTAAATATGAAATTTAAATATATATTTTATAGTTCATTCAAACGGATCATTCACACTAAACAATTAGTATAAAATGTAATATTTAAGAAAATAAAAACCATAAATATAGGATAAAATTGTCTAAATCATTTTTCAAATTATTGCTCATTTATAAATGAACTCCACTTATATAATTTTTTTAACAATATTATAAATATATAGTTTTATTATATATCACAAGTATGAATAATGGAAGAGACATACCAGTTGCTTTAAAATACCTTGAACCTAATAGACAATACCTTCAACCACAATACTTTCAACAAGTTGATTACACAGTTGACGGTGATTTTATAAATTCATTTCGTTATTATAATGGTTTATCGGTTGAGGATAATGGTTTATCGGTTGAGGATAATGGTTTATCGGTTGAGGATAATGGTTTATCGGTTGAGGAAAAAGAACTAATTACACATTATAAAAGAGAAACTGAACCTGAAGATTGGCGTGATTATCCTTCAAAAATTAGCTATAACATTGTTAACTATATTTTACAAAAGGTTTGGTCTGGACATCCAATAGATAAACCAGAGTTATTGAATGAAATGAGCGTGGAAGAATGTGTAAGTCAAATTGAAAATTCTATAAATTTATGTTCAATTTTGAAGAAATTTCCAATAACGAGACAACCACATTATATTTATAGAGGAGGGGGGTTAAGTTCTTTTACTAAAATATTAAACAAAACATTAAAGACAATAAATGATCAGATTACAATATATAGTTTTCTTTCAACAAGTGCTAACATAAATGTTGCTATAAATTTTGCTGTCGATTATTTATTGTGTATAAAAATAAATAGTGGTGTTCCTTTGCCATTTGTTTCAGATATACTAACTTTAAATTATAATACACACGCATCTCAAACTACTGAATCATCAGAATCTGAGGTTTTACTTCCGTATGGTTGTACTTTTAAGTTATTAGATAAAATACATAATAATATAGGTAGTAAACATCTAGATATATATGTAGTTGAATTAACAAATTTTGGTAGAATAGAAACGAGACATTTTGAAAAACGTTTGATAGGTTTAACAAGAGAATTATTAGAAATAAAGAATAAAAATGAACATAAAAAAAGTAAAGAAACTAAAGAAACTAAAGAAACTAAACATAGAAAAAGTAAAAAAAGTTCTAAAAGTTCTAAAGGAGGAAACAAAAATAAAAAAATTAAAAAAATTAAAAAAACTAAAAAAACTAAAAAAACTTACTCATAATCTGTATTTTATATATTCACTGATATAATGTATTATATCTTTATAACAACACTATAGTTATGAGTGTAACTATTTAATTTATAAATACAGAATAATATTACAATTTTTATTATGAAAAATGTGATATATAAAATATTCTAAATATTTTTAATCGCCATCGAATAAGGAACAAACGCATAACCAGAATTAGCAAAAAATGACTCATATTTTTTCAAATTTGTATCTAAAATATATAATCTCACAGCAACAAATTGTGTTCCATATTCAGTAATAAAAGATTCTAATACTGGATTTTCCGCTTTAGAACTAACATCTGGATAAGATATTTTTAAAACAGTCAAATCCGTTGTTCCATCTGTTGAATTTATATTTGGCGGAGTAGTGGTTTGTTTTAATAAGTTATCATATGTTACTAATCGCAAATTATTACTCCCCCCTTCTAAATTGATATACTTTGATAAATTATAACACGGGGTTGATGGATTTGAAGCAACCGGACAAACCGGGTAAGAATCATAATTAGGCGCTACTGTTGTATCTACAATCAATACTATTTTACCTAATATATCACTCATTTTCGTATTCAAATCAACCGTTCCTTTATATAATTTGTTATTCATATTATTATCTATTGCCTTCGCTACTAATTCATATAATTGTGTATTAGTACTTTTTATTCTTAAATTGATAAATAACGGATCAGATGTATTTGGGGTAGGAGCAGTAAATGCGTTATTTATTATATTATAAAAAACTTGACCCAATCCAAGAGTATTAGACGATGATATAACATTACTATTCGGATTTCCACAATACCCTACACATGGTAACCCATCAACCAAATATACTTCAAAATCTAAAAACCTATATCCCCTCGATAGAGCATATGATATAGCATCTAATGACATAGAAGAACCAATATATGCGGTATTATATGAGGACTTAATTACATAATCTTTCAATGTAAGATTTGGATTTTCCGTAATATTTATATTTTTAGTTTGTGGTCCAGAATCATTAATTTTCATAAAATTTATATTATTTTTATTGTCGTATCCTTCTCTGGTATTCAATACATTCATTTGGTATTCATATATTTTTTTTTGAGTATTCAAAAATCGAATGAGTAAATAACTAACAATAATAATAATGAATACAACACATATTTTTTTTTGCCAACTCAATGAATTCATATAATATATGTTTATATAAAGAATAATTTTAACTAATAAATATGGCTGGTGGATTATTTAATTTAGTAAGTGTTGGAAATGCTAATATTTTTTTGACTGGGAATCCAACAAAAACATTTTTTAAAATAGCTTATTCTAAATATACTAATTTTGGTCTTCAAAAATTCCGTTTAGATTATGAAGGAAGTCGCGATTTACGTTTGACCGATGATTCTGTATTTCAATTCAAAATAAAAAGATATGCGGATTTATTGATGGACACATATTTGGTTGTCAATTTACCAGATATATGGAGTCCTATATATCATCCTTGCTACAACACAGGTAATGAGTGGGCACCATATGAATTCAAATGGGTCAAAGACATTGGTATTCAAATGATACGCACAATTGAAATAAACTGTGGTTCAGTTCTTATTCAACGTTATAGTGGAGAATATTTACTAGCAATGATGGAGCGTGATTTTACAGCAGATAAAAAAAAATTATTTAATCGTATGTCTGGTAATATAGAAGAGTTAAACGACCCTGCGAATGCGTTTGGACGTATAAATGTATACCCTTCTGCCTATTATACGAGTAACACAAACGGTGCTGAACCTTCGATTCGCGGTAAAACATTATATATTCCAATTAATACATGGTTTTCTTTGAATAATCATTGTGCTTTCCCACTTATATGTCTCCAATATAATGAGTTGACAATTACAGTAACACTTCGTCCAATTCAGGAATTGTTCCAAGTACGTGACGTATTTGACCAAACATACAACCATCCTTATGTACAACCAGATTTTACACAAGAACAGTTTCAAATGTATCGTTTTTTACAAACTCCGCCTTCAATCCGTATAGATTCGACAGCATATACAAATACATTGAAAACATGGAATGCGGATATACACTTATTATCCACTTATTGTTTTCTTTCAAATGAAGAATCACGAAAATTCGCTATGGAAGATCAAGTATATTTAGTAAAAGATGTATACCAATATTTCTTTGAAAATGTTGCGGGAAATTCTAAAGTGCGTCTATTCAATTCGGCATCGATGGTTAGTAATTGGATTTTTTTCTTTCAAAGAAATGATGTAAATATGAGAAACGAATGGTCTAATTATACGAACTGGCCATATGGTTCATTGCCTTCAAATTTAATTTTACCAGATACAACATTACCAAATAATATAAATGAAGGAGTTACTGATCCAAATAATATCATAGTATACAGTCCAAATTCAAATAAAAGTGGAAATAATACGGGGATATTTATTACTGGTAATTTTTCACCTTATAACCAAAAAGAAATATTGAATACATTAGGAATTGTATTAGAAGGTGAATATCGTGAAAATATTATAGATAGGGGAATATACGACTATGTAGAAAAATATGTACGAACAAATGGATTCGCAAGAGAAGGTATATATTGTTATAACTTTTGTTTAAATACATCTCCATTCACTTATCAGCCTTCGGGTGCTATAAATATGAGTAAATTTAAAAATATTGAATTAGAATTTACAACATATGTTCCACAAATAGATCCATCTGGTGCTAATTTTAGTGTTGTTTGTGATACTATTGGTAACCCAGTATCTGTCAGTTCAAAACAGGCATGGCAATTATATCAATATAATTATAATATGACTATATTTGAAGAACGATATAATATTCTTTCTTTTATGAGTGGTAACTGTGGTATGATGTGGTCAAGATAATATTGGTTATATATATATGTGTTGGAGTGCTGAAGTATCATTAAAAACATTTTTATTTTCAGGGTCTGTTTTTATATTAGCATTTATTTTACATATTTTTAAAGTAAAAATACTCATTCTTTATTTTTATTTTATTTTAATGCAACTAATAGAATTTTTTCTTTGGAGAAATTTGAATGATAAAGAATGGAATCATTTATTTTCTTATATGGCATTTTTACTATTAACAATACATCCATTAGCTTTCACTTTGATAGTGAGTGATAGTAATATTCAAATGTATTTTATATTTCTATATATATTTTTCTTATCTTTTACATTATATATTCATGAAACTGAAAAAATAGATTATTCCGTTTCTGTAGCAAAAAATGGACATTTATCTTGGTTATGGGTTAAAAAATATTGGAAATCTTATTTTGTTTATATTTTATTTTTCTTTGTGTTATTGATTGAGAAATTTTATATTACATTTATTATTATATTGGCAACATATATTTATAGTATGGTAAGTTACTATAATGAAGGAACATTTTCTTCGATGTGGTGTTGGAGTTCAAATATATTAGGTATTTTGATTCTTATGCGTATCATATATACTATATATAATATGAAATGATAAGTGTGAAACATAAAGATTAAGTATATAAATATTATATTATTTGAATTCATAATGAACGAAGAAAATAATGTATTAACTATTAAAACAGTACAAATACAACCTATAAGAAATGTCTTTACCGCAATAAAAGATATTTTGGCAGATAGCACTATTACATTTACCAAAGAAGGTTTGAAAATAATTAATTTTGATAAAACACATACTATTTTAGTAAATGTATTTTTAGAAGCTAGTAAATTTGAACATTATGTATGTAAGCCGGATAAGATTGTAATTTGTGCTAACACTCTTCATCTTTTCCGTGTAATTAGCACTATTTCAAATGATGATACATTGACTATTTATATAGAAAATTCCGATTACCATGAAGGAGTAGTGAGTAATATTGGATTTCAGTATGATAATGGTGATATTCGTCAATGTTATAGTCAAAAATTACGGCTTATTGAACCCGACTTAGAAGAATTAGTAATCCCAGATGTGGTATATACAACTGTTATTAATCTTCCGAGCACTGATTTTCAAAAAATTATTCGTGACTTGAATTGTATAAGTGATCGTATTGAAATACGTAGTATTGGAAAAGACCTTATATTCACTGCGGAGGGTTCATTTGCCAATTTGAAAATATATCGTTCAGCACAAGATGGATATATGGAGTTTATTAAAAATCCTAGTGATTCTTCAACGGTTATTCAAGGGCTTTTTAGTTTGAAATCTCTTTCACAGTTTATCAAATGTACACCCTTATGTAATATGATAGAATTATATATAGATAATAATTTACCACTCATTGTTTCATATGATGTGGCAAGTTTGGGTATTATAAGATTAGTTTTGGCAAATTTACCACCGATTTAATTATTATTATTTTTTCAATCATATATTCGAAACTAAATATTGTAATAACTATTTACAACTTTATACAGTGACATATTAAGTAATAAAATCAAACCAGAATTGAAAATCATTAAATAGGTATAAAATGTTTCATATTATATCATGTTATAGATAATACGAAACTAATATACAAATAGTCTATTTATTGAAAATATTATAGTGGTTCGATTTTATATTCAAACTTATTATTAGCACCCATTTTCTTTACTAATATACCTATTAAAGACAATTCTTTATTTCTACCTTCTCCAATTTCTTCATAGATTTCATTTGTTTCTATATTCATTTTATATTGTTTACCTTTTATAGTAACTTTAATCAAACGTGTTTCTTTTTCTTTGACATTATGTTCCATTCTTTCACCAATATCTTGTTGAATTGTTGGAAATGAACCAAAATTATTTGATTTTACAATACCATAACCATCATAACATTTAATGTTTTCTTCCATATGAGATTTTGTATACAATCGACAATCGATTGCTGTTTCTTTTACTGCTTTCAATATTTGTGTATTGATTCTATTTTTAATAATTGATATTTCTAATAATGATTCATCTGTCGTTAATTTTATATTCGGGTCCAGTCTACTATTTTCTTTCAATCCTACATTGTAGTCTGCTTTAACAATTTCTAACTGTGATTTTTTTTCACCTCCAATAGAATTCTCATCTTCTATTGTTTTTTCTTCATTAAATACGGAAATATACATATATACTTTCACTGTTCGGTATTCTTCTGGTAACGACGCATGAGAACATATACGACTTGCTCTACCAATAATTTGTTCTACACGTGTTAAATTCCAATATGGTTCTATAATATGAACAAATCTTGTATTTCGTAAGTTAATTCCCTCACTACCACTAGCCGTAATCATAAATAAACGTATTACTTCACCAAACAAATTATTGACATATCCGGCATTCTGTCGTAAAATATTTGAAATAGATGAAGGAACTAAATCCCAATCACCATTATAAATATTACGAATAATTTCTTTTTCTTCGATTGTTTCTGTTCCTGTATATAAGACGAAACGTTTATATGTTGCTAAATTCGAAAAATCACCTACTATTTCCCAATCACCACCAGAAAAAGTGGTTTTTCGTATTTTGAATTCTTCATATCCATTATTAAGAAGTGCTAGACGTAAGACACCAATACCTTCTATCGTTCGGAATCCACTATATAGTAAATGACACCCTTTTGTTTCGATATTTTCATTTTCATTTTCGTTTTCTAATCCATAATCAAAAATATTCAAAAATTCAACAAATTTAGGACTATATCTAGTCATAGTGTCTTTCCCCAAATATTCGGGTGTATTGATTTGTTTAAGTGCTCTTTCGATTTCTATTAAATATGCCTTCTTTAAATTTGGTTTAATTCCTTGTAGTTCTTCGTCATCATCTTCTTCTTCTTCAGGATTTTCTTCTAGAGGATTTTCTTGTTTTTTTTCTTCATTCTCAATATCCGTTTCTTTTATAGGGTGAGGTCTTCCTGGTGGTCTTGGAAAGGCAAAATTACAAACTTCACGTGAATAAACTCTATATGTACTATTTTCATTAAATAATTCACCACTTTTTGCGTTCTTTTCTTTTTGTATGAGTGCTTGTTTTTCTTGTAAAATTTCCATATCACGAACAGTCATATATTGTTTAAATTGATAGTCACTCATTGGACAATAAACTATATGAAATACACTTGACATTTCTGTCTTTTTACCATTCAACAAAGATACTTGAGTAGAGGGTATAAAACGCGGAAGAAGTCGTTCTTGAGAACTTCGAAAATATGATGTTAACCCTAATATTCGTCGTTTAAATACATCTTCATTTTTTATTTTTTTTTCTACCATATCAATAAATGTATTAAAAAACTCGTCTTCATTGTCGGGTAGACATTTATTATTTGTTATCGTTATATTATTTGGTGTAACATATAACCCATTATTAGATAAAATATTAATTACCATTCTTTCAAAAGCATCATCTGAAATATTACCTTGTCCGTCAAGTTCATCATCCAAATATACACCATTATATTCGTCTTCAACACCACCACCACTTATAAAAGAAGGCGTAGGTAAAGGTGGTGGGACTTCTACTATTGTAGATTTTTTTTTCTTATATGTTGTATTTTTTGGTTGAATAATAGGATTCTCACTTGGGTTATGTGTTGCTATAGGTGCGCCTGTATTTTGTGTTTCTATATTCAATGGAACTTTTTTAGTTTTATTAATAACTGTTTTTTTCGAGTTAATGAATCCAAAAGGATTTCTCGTAATTGTCAGTTTATTACCACTATATTCTACATAGTCATATATTCTTAGACCACTTTTTTCGAAGAAATTTAATATAGTTTCTTTATTAATTTTTTGTGTAATGCTCTCTCCTACATTTACTTGAAATGTCCAAGTTTTTATAAATCCTCTTAACATGTTAAACAAAACTGCTATTTCATTTGGATAATTTATGATAGGAGTTCCTGAAAGAAAAACTATACGGATATTTTTAGCATCCATCAAATAATGATATAGTGTTAAGTTAATAGATTTATTAGTAGGTTGTTTTTTTCCTTGTCTTTTCAAAGAAGTTACTATTCGAGACACAAAATTATGTGCTTCATCTACTATTACTACGGAATTATCAAATGGATTTATACTATAATCAGATGTTAACTCTTTCATTTTTCTTTGATTCAATCCATTATAATTAATATCTGTATACTTTGTGCGAATCATTATATTTAACTGGTTATCGATGTCTTTTTGTTGTTCTGTGGTGAGTGTTTCAAAATTAGGTTGTTTTTTAATATTTACTAACCACGCACCACCATTTCTTGATATATAATCTTCTGGTATAGAAAGTGTCTTCGATAGTATTGTTAAATATTCAGGTTGTCCTATAATAGAAATAAATTCCCAATATTGTTTTTTTTTATATAAATCATCACCACATTTTTTTAATTCACTAAAATAATTCATTTTTAAAGAAGCAGGTGTTAGAACAAATATTCGTTTTTCGGGAACTTTCATTCCTTCTGCTATTGCTATTGAAGTACAAGTTTTTCCTGAACCTAATCCGTGATATAATAATAATCCACGATATGGAGTATTTAAGTTTAAATAATCTTTCACTATTTTTTGATGAATAAACAATTCGCGTGTTTCACTTCTAGAGTCACAACTTACATTTTCCGTTTCTGCTTCTTCGATATCTTTTTTGTATTTTTTGAATATTTCATCGAAATTCTTCAAGAACATTTTCCGATTATTCAAATAAAAACGGGATGTTTTAAGAATAACCGATTTTTGTTTTTTAGTTGTTGGGAGTCTATCAACCAATTCCATTTGGAGATTTACTATAGGACGGTTTGGTTTGACTATATATACTCTTTTTTTAGGTGCTTTTTTTAACTTTTCTGTTTCATTAGTCAATGGTTGAGTAGTATTTGTTTCTTCAGTAGTATTTGTTTCTTCTGGATTATTGGGTGTTTTTACTTTTTTATTTTTCTTAGGTATATTTTCTTCTTCTTTGCCGGTAACTTCCGTTCCATTATTAGATGGTTTTATAACAAATTTTACCTTTTTCTTTTTACCTATTGATTTTTTTTCTGGCTCTGTTTCTGGTTGTGTTTCTGGTTGTGTTTCTGGTTGTGTTTCTGGTTGTGTTTCTGGTTGTGTTTCTGGTTGTGTTT